CGCCTCAGACGTGGTATGGTTCAAGAAGCCTAACCTGTCAGACCCCTACGGGCGCGGTCGCGGCAGAACTGAGGCCATGGGCGACGAACTGGACGCGGACGAAATGGCCGCCAAGTGGCAAAAGAACTTTTTCTATAACGACGCGACCCCGCCGTTCTGGGCTAATATACCGGGCGCGGCATCCTCAGACCTCGAACGCATGCGCGATACCTGGGGCCAGCGTTTAGGCGGCTGGCTCAATGTCCGCAAGCCCGCTTTCACAAACAGCGAAGGCTTGACGATAACCAAGCTGAATGACAGCGTGCGCGAGATGGACTTCGGCGACACCCGCAAGAATAGCCGGGACGCATTCCTTCAGCACTGGAGCATTCCGCCTGAGCTATTCGGAATCCTTGAAGCCTCGAACCGCTCCACGATCGACGCCGCCTATTATCTCTTTGCTAAGAACGTCATCAATCGCCGCCTTGGATTCTACGAGCGAGCCATAACCCGCCAGCTGATAAATGTTGACTACGACGCCCGGCTTGAATTGAAAATCGACTTTCAGGTTCCAGAGGATGAAACCTTCAAACTGTCTGTTGTAAACGAAGGCTTGACCCGTGGGACCCTTACCCGTGGCGACTGGAAGAAGGCCATGGGCTACCCGGTCGAAAAGGGCGACGACGTATACATCATGTCCTACTCGATGATCGAAGTACCAAAAGGCAAGACCATTGCCGACGTTGCGACGGATACTGAGCCGGTAGTGGAAATCATCGACGAGCCTACGGTGGACATCGGCGAGGAAGAGCCGGAAGAGAAACCCGCGCCAGCCAAAGCCATGAAAGCGCCAGACGTGCGCAAAATGGCACATTGGAAAACCTTCGACTCCCGCGCCAAAGAGGGCGAGGGAATGTTCAGGGCCAAGACGCGCACCTTTGCCGATGCTCAATCCAAGCGCGTCAAGTCGGCAATAGGCGGCAACCCGAAAGCGTACAAGGCCGCGATAGATTCATCTTTCAAGGGCGCTGATGACGCCCTCATGCACGCTTATGCTCCCGCGTGGCTTGCCTCGATGACAGACGGCGCACACATAGGGCGCGGGATGCTTGGGATGAAAGTCTCGCCCTCGTTCACTCTATACAACAAAGCCTTTGACGTTTGGATTAAAAAGAACGGCCTCAAGAAGGCAAAAGAGATCAATACGACGACCTACGAAAAGCTCATGAAAGACCTTGAATCCGAGCTTGCCCTGGGTATCGAAGCGGGCGAGAGCATCCCGAATCTTTCCGCGCGGATCATGTCCACGGTTGACGGAGTTTATGACAACATGAGCACGGCGCGGGCTACGATGATAAGTAGGACAGAGACACAAAATTCTGTAAATTTTGGTCAGTATGTTGTATATGAAGATGAAGGCGTAGAAGAAAAAGAATGGCTCGCCTCCATGGATGCAGATACAAGAGAAGCGCACGCGCACGCCGATGGCCAGATAGTAAAAATAGACGAGCCTTTCGTGGTAGACGGGGAAGAGTTAATGTACCCCGGAGACTCTAGCGGAAGCGCGGGAAATGTCATACAATGCAGGTGTACGATATTGCCAGTGATAAAGAGGTAGCTATGGGAATAATATATATGGCAACCAATATGGCAAACGGTAAAATATATATTGGCCAAACCATAGGAACTATAGAGCAAAGAAAATCAAAACATTATAGAACCGATGGATGTGCTCATTTCAAAGCGGCCATAAACAAATATGGGCCGGAATCATTCCATTGGGATACTATTGATTGTTCAAGCACGAAAGAAGGAATGGACGCGCTTGAATCATGGTGGATAAATTATATGGACAGCATAGACCGTGGATATAATCTTAAAGTAGGCGGGGAATCACATAGATTCTCAGAGTCTACAAAACAAAAAATGAGAGCCGCAAAGATTGGAAGAAAGCTAACTGAAGAACATAAACGAAAAATAGGCGAAAGCGGGAAAGGCCGCATCCGATCACAAGAAGCCATTAGAAAAACAGCAGAGGCAAGCAAAGGTAGAAAAAAAACAGCAGAGACTATAGAAAAACATCGGGCAAAAATGATAGGAAGAAAGTTATCAGACGAACACAAGGCGAAATGTAGTATAGCGCATATAGGATATAAGCACACCGAAGAAGCAAAAGCTAATATGAGCAAGGCGCAAAAAGGCAGAATAGTCACTGCTGAAATGAGAAGGAATATAAGCATAGCAGGCAAGGGCCGAACGCCTTGGAACAAAGGCAAGTCGGGATATAAACAACCACGCTGCACCATACTCCCCGTAATTGAAAGGTAGGACACCATGGCAATAGACAGGACTGGATTCACACTAGCACCAAGCACCGACGAGTTCACTGGATTCGGAGTGGCGCTTTAAGGCGACCACTCATACATTCATCGGGGCGGCGTTTGTTGAATCGCACCTTGACATGGCACAGGTGACGGGCCCTTGACACTTGACACTTGCGCATTATGTGAAATAGCGATATAGTCCTAAGTATCACCGTCGTGAGACAGGAGATATCTTCTATGGCTACTGATACTGTCAAAAGCATAAACCTCTCGATGAAATCCGCTCCAGTTCAGGGGCGGATTATTCGATTCATAGGCTCAGACGAATCTCTCGACCGCGACGGGGACACCATCTCAATCGACGGTTGGGATGTTTCCGCCTACATGAAAAACCCAGTCGTCATATACGGGCACGATTATTCCAGCCTTCCCATTGCGCGCACCGTCTCAGTCACGCCGGACAAGCGCACCCGTCAACTACTTTTCGATATCAAATTCCCTACCATCGAAGAGCTTTCAAGTAACCCCGCCACCCCGAGCGAGCACGCCTTGAGAGTAGACGCCATTTACAACATGGCCAAGGCCGGGATACTCAACACCGTATCCGTCGGCTTCCGGGGCATCGAGTACGACGCGACCGCGACAGGCCGCAACTACAAGCGCCAGGAACTTATGGAGATCAGTCTCGTACCAATACCGGCGAACCCGAATGCCGTTGCAATTATGCGCGCCGCGAAAGTATCCGACGCGGTTATGAAGGGAGTTTTCACCATGCAGACCGAAACCAAAGGCAATAAGAAACTGTCAAAAGAATCCCGCGCCTATCTCGCCGAGCGCGTCGATGCTCTTGCCAAGATGTGCGACGACCTCAAGGGCTTCATTGCCGACGACCCGGAAGAGGGCTTGGAACCCGGCGAGGAAGGCGACAAGGCCGGAAACCCCGTCGTAGGGGAAGAGATCGGCACGAACGTGAACGAACAGCAACCCGCAAAACAATACGTCATCGAGATCGTCGAGAAGGCCCCGACTACCTCGGACAAATAGACACGAAACAAGGAGATACACCATGGCCCAGATGACACAGAAAGAACTTGACGACCTCATAGACAACAAAGTCGAGGCCAAGCTCAAGGAAACCGAAGTGGAGCGCAAAAGCGCCAATCAGGTACTCATGCAGGAAATCCGCGCCGACGCCGAAAAGAAAGCGTTCGACAAGGGATACAAGGAAGAGCCGGCCATTATCAAAATGGCTAAGATCGTACGCCTCGCCGCCGCTTCAAACTGCGAACCGGACAAGATGCGCGACCTCGCGGGCAAGCTCTATGCCGACGACATGGAAGTCAAGGGCTACGTATCCAAGGCCCTCGAAGCTGGCGTGCCGTCGTCCGGTGGATTCGGTATCCCTCAGCCACTCGCGGCCAAAGTCATCGAAGCCCTGTATGCCAACGTCGTTATCGAGAAGGTTGGAGTATCTCGCCTGCCGCTCGTCAATGGCCGTCTCGACATGTCCCGCATGGACACCTCCGCCTCAGTAGGCTGGGTAGGTGAACTGCCCGCCGCCGCGCCGACTCAGCCGGTATTCGGCCAGGTATCGCTTGCTGCCAAAAAGCTCTACGCGATATCTGAAATATCGAACAGCCTCCTCCGCTACAATTCCGTGAGCATCGATTCATGGGTAGCGAAGGATCTTCAGCGCCAGTTCCGCATTGCCCTGGACACCGCCGCCTTCTACGGCGCTGGCACCCAGTAC